ATGATGAAAAAACTGTTTACGCATACGCTAGCAGCAGGCCTGCTGCTGGCCGCCGCCAGCGGCGCAGCACTGGCGGGCAGCGGTAAAACCGTGGTGTTGGTGCATGGTGCTTTTGCCGATGGCAGTAGCTGGAACTCTGTGATCAATAAATTGCATCACCAGCATACCGAGGTCATTGCCGTTCAGTTGCCGCTGACCTCGTTAAAAGATGATGTTGCCGCGACTCAGCGCGCCATCGCCCGGGCGCACGGGGATGTGGTATTGGTGGGGCACTCCTGGGGCGGGACGGTAATTAGCGAGGCGGGCAACGATGCACGGGTAAAAGCGCTGGTCTATGTGGCGGCATTTGCCCCGGATTCGGGCCAGTCGACGGCGGATCTGGCCGGACGCTACCCTGCCCCACCGGGCAGCGCAGGCATCGCTAAGACCGCGGACGGTTATCTTTACCTGCCGGGCAAATCGGTACGCGAGGATTTTGCGCCGGACATTAAGGCGGGCGAGCAGAACGCGCTGACCGCCACTCAGGGCCCGATCCGTGCAGATGCCTTTGCGGAAAAGGTGACCCATGCGGCCTGGCACGACAAACCTAGCTGGTATGTGGTCAGCAAGAATGACCGAATGATCAACCCGGATTTGGAGCGCGCCATGGCGAAGGCGATTCATGCCAAAACCACCGAAGTGGCGGCAAGCCATGTCTCGATGGTGAGCCATCCGGAGGAGATTGCCCGGACGATTGAGCAAGCGGCGCAATGAGCAGGCAATAAAAAGCCCGCGAGTAGCGGGCTTCAATAAAACGCGATTACCGGGCGGGGATTATTCCCACTCAATTATTTACGGGAAGCATAACCAATTGACTGGTAACAAATTTTTAAAAACTAAATTCCGCCGTACCGTTTTATATACCGTCACCGGGAATTTGTGCCCCGTTTCGTCAGGGTGTCGTACTGGCGCTCACATGTGATTCCTGCATCCCGATATCGCTCAGCTTCTTCTGCTGTTGCGATGTAAGATCGGTTGCTTTCTTCAAGCATGTCGGCGAGCACACCGATGACCTTGCTGGCTGGCGTGCCAGTGGGGAAAGATCCGGTATAGTGTTCGGCGATTCGCTTGGTTTTGTCAAGCTCGGCGCGCAGGCCGTCAGCAGCGGTATTAGCATGCTCAGCATCAACACGCGCCACATCGATACGGGATTGTGCTTCACGTTCAATTTGTGTTTTCTCCTGATCGCGTTGTGCCCTGGCCTGATCATCAGCCTGTTTCTGAACTGCCTGCGCCTGCGCATACCCGGCGGCATACTGGCGATCGCCGTGAACATTCCAGGCAACCACTCCTCCGATAACCAGAGCAGCAAGCATCGCCACGATAACCAGTTGTTTCCAGTACGCTTTGAGGAAGAGCGAGATCATAGGCTTACCTTTGGCTGAAAACTCCTAACGTTAATTGGCTCGCCATAGGGCCATGACCAGTTCAGCCAGGTGAAGGTTTTCAGCTCACACATCCCATCAAACCACTCTCCAGGTTCAATGTCTGAGTAACTACAAACGATCTCCATGCCTCGCTCTGTTTCTTGCAAGGCAACAGTGTCCGTCTCCCATCTTGGGATGAGTAAAGAAATTAATCTTTTCATAAAAGCACCTTGCTTGCTGCAATGTACCGGGCGCGCCGGTCATCGATGCCGTTCTGCCCGCCGTTGATGATTTTTGTAACCCGCACCAGATCGCCGGGATACTTCATACAACCTTTGGTAGCGAAGAACCATGCCGCGCTGCGCGCCGCATTTTGGTCTTGCGACAGCAGCTCTGGCTGGGTAACCAGATCAAGCTTCAGGCCGTTGCCACAATCACGGTAGTTAGCCAGACCGGTGATCTGAATCAGGCCGCGCCCCCGGTAAAACCATCCGTCTCCGGGCCCGTTGTTACCCAGGCGCTTACTGTACACCAGATTGGCAATCGCGCGCTGGCGTTCGAGTGGTAGAGATTTTTCATAATCCTTCCGGCCCAGTGCGCTGGCCTGACCCTGTGTAAGTCGCCCGTAACGTACGAAATCAGCCAGCCCTGCTACGCTGTAGTTCATACTCTCCACCAGCCGGGAGAAGCCAACTGATTCGTGGCCTACCTGGGCAATAAACATCGCCTGATTATCCGGAGTGATGATGCCAAACTCTTTCATGGCAGAGGTGATATGCGGGAACCAGCGCGCGGCAAGTTGCTCACTGATGCCGGCGGCGCGGCGGAATTGGTTAATGTCCATGCTGAGACCTCGTGATTTTGAAGATCTGCACCACGTTCCCTTTTGTCTTTATAAGCGCAGCCAGGAACACGGCTTTGATAATTACCTCTGACCAGTCGGCAGAGACGTAGTAACCGTAAAAGGTTCGAATAGGTACGCTGGCCGCCACGACGATCAGCAGATACGCCAGCCAGCCACCCCACCAGCGATGGCGAGCACCTTCCCGGCGGAACAGGAGCACGCGGATAGCTATGCCACTACAGACAGCGGCGTTAAGGATGAGAAGCAGTTCAGGACTGGTCATCGTCTTTTCTCCCCGGGATCAGGTCGCGTGGATTTTCAGAACGGTGATACAGCCAGATGCCGATGCGGACTGCGACGATAGCCGATACGAAAGCCCCGGCAGAGAACACGATCCCCTTTTCGAAAGAGTCCTGTGTAATCGTCGGCACCAGGCTGGCCACGCCAATCAGAATGGATGCTGTCGCTTTGTAGAAGAGAAGGCCGCAGAAGAAGCTGAGGAATGCCAGAAGTAACCGGCGCTTGATTGGGTATTCCACTGCTGAGGTAACAAAAATTACCGCGCCAGCCAACGCCCCCAAAGCAACTTCTGGCGGCACACCCGCGACCACTGAAAATAACGCGCTGAGGCTAAGCCCCTGATTTAGCGTCTCCGTAGTCATTGTGTGCGACATAGTGACCACCGTTTAATGTGCATGAAGAACCCCCTTTGTTGGTGAGTTCATAATACACAATAAACCATATACGGATTGATTTTGATCGAATTCCTCTTACTGAAATTACCTTAGAGGTGATATGATTCGCGATGTTCAGCATTTAATAAGGCGGCATTTGCCGCCTTATTAGTTAAGCCACTGTGAAAATAACAATAGATCCAGCCCCTAAGGAACCGGCGAAGGTTATTACCAGATTAGAGCCAGATACAGTAATGCTGCTGACAACTGCTGCCGCCGAACCATTGTTTATTTGAGTCTGAGAGTCAAGTTTTGAACCTACAACAGCGCCTGAAGTGCAAGCGAACAAAGCTCCGTAGGTAATTCCAGCGCCATTTCTAGTGCTTATTTTAAGCCATTCAACAAATGTATTTGAACCTCTATTAAAATTAGGGAATAAGGATACAAAATCAGCCAAGGGTATGCTTACGCTGTTTGAAGCTGAGGCAATCCCATACCTAGCTTCTTTAAACGCATACGGTGTCAATAGCGTAGGAGGCGAGTCATACGACGCGACATAAGTACTTGAGCGCTGCGGCTTCCCATCTGAATAATCAACAGCCCCCTTAGTACTCCTTGATGAGTTAATACGAAGAAATGAGCCAGGATCCACCAATGAAGGAGCTGGCGTTGTGGTTACCCCATTCCAAAATGTAATTAGAGGAACTAAAATAAACGTATCTGCCCCAACGACAGTAAATAATCTAGTTCGCTGACTTCTTACGCTCATTGATATTGTTGCTGATGCCTGTGCACTTGCGTGAATTACAGGATTTGGTGTCGTCAATGTGTCATATGTATTCAAGCAAATTGTTGCCGTACCGCCAATTAATTGAACATATGCCGTAGCTGATGGAGATGGACTTTCAGCCCCGATATCACCCGCTACATCACATTTTTCAAAATAATAAGCAGCTCCACCAGCGACTGACCCAGCGCCATCACAAGCGGTCGACTGGAAATTAATATACTGGCATGACTCCATGTGCCAACCATCTAGCTGGGAGTAAGCAACATAAGAACTGCTAATATGGAGTGAAGTTGCAGTCTGTGCAGCTGCAGCGGCGCTTCCGGTGCCAGTAAATCTAGTAGAGTCATAAAACACCCCATGACCTGTATTTTCGCTAAATCGACATAATGATATTCCACCCATCCAACCAGACTTAACCCATAGACCATTTTTACAACCACGAGTGAGTACATGCTCTATTTTATACCCAACAGCTTCAGTTATATATATTCCAACAGGTCTATCTGATGAAGGTGCTAAATGACAATCTATATAGCCCCCCTGAATTTCCCAATAGCGGCAGAGGGTGCCACCGATGAAGAAAACGCAGTTAACATTCCCCTCTACATATGCACCAGCAGCGGGTATATAGTTTGCAAAACCCGTGGTACTGCTTGTTACCTTTGCCAGCACAGAGGATTTAAGTTCAACCCGCCAATACATTTGGCTCATCAACTTTATCGGCGTATCGATCAGGTAGCCGATGTTATTGCCAGATGACACCGTTATACGATGCTGACTATCAAACATTCTCTGAAACGCATCAGATGCAACGACAGCAGTAAGTGGAACCGACCCATCCACAGGAACCTGATAAGGTATCGCGCCAAAATCTTCGACGGTAGTATTGTTCTGATCGACTCTTTCCCAGAACCATGAAGAGCTTACGGTTGCAATAACGCCGCCATCATCTGCAGGAACTACTGACATCCCGGAAGTAGAGCGAGCAATAAATTGCCCACCACCAATCCGACCCCCTTCATAATACGAAGCCAGGAGAATTCTTTGCCCTGCCGATTCAGGAATAATGGTACGCAGTTCAGCAAATGATTTGGCCTGGCCTATATATTTGAAGCCATCAGGCTCTTTCAGCTCCGCCAGAACTTCTGAGGCTGAGCCAGACGGTGGCACCGTCATGTATGGATCGCCGTTGCTGTCGAAAATTATGATCTTGTTGGCGCGAGCAACTGCATTCGGCAGAGACGGGATTGGCTCAGGAGTGCGCAATGTACGACTGAAATTTGACTGCGCGAGGTTGTCTACATAATTTTTGGTTGCAGCATCCTGCGGATCTCTCGGGTCTTTCAGATTTCTGATGTAGTTGTTAAGCGCATCATACCAGTTGGCAATACTTGATGGCTTACGCAGAGCAAGGCGGAATACGCTATATGCCTGCTGAATCAGCATCGTCAGCTTATCGAAAGCGTCTTCATGCACCTCTGCGAAGAACTTACCCTGGTTGCGCAGGTCCGTTTCCTGCGTCGCTTCCAGTTCACGGGCAATTGAGATTTGCCAACCTGTCGCCAGAGGCGATGGAAGAACAACATTTCCTCCGGCATAGCTGCCGGAATTAGTTACCGTGTAATCGCTGTCCAGAGTCAGCACCGTCAGATTTTCATTCAGGTCGACGACTGTTACGACAAGATCGCTTTTTTTGAAAATACGGAATGTATAGGGGAATGAGGTTGTGACGCCGTTCCCTACATAATCGTTATGGTCAACTACGGTAGAAACCGTCATGGCCTGTCTCCAGTTAAGCAGCGCCCGGCGCGCGTGCATCATCTGGTCATTTTATTACCCAATAATCCGTATATGAATTGAATAGGCCTGAATAAAAGAAGTTATTACCGCATAGGTAATTATCACTTCGTGCTGGATAAGAATCTCCTCATCTGATACTGTGTTTATATACAGTAATTGCATGGAGAATATGAGATGCAACGTCAGTATCATCACCCGCTGGAAAAAGGATTTGCTGAACGAATACATACGCCGGGAGGCGTTAGATCCCTGGTTGAAGAGTCACATTTAATGTCTTTGCTGAGACAGCTAAATGAGGATGGTTTTAACGTTGATGGCCCAATGGCAGAACTGACAGCGCTGGTTAACTATGTGACCAGCTCGCAGATTTCTATGAAGGATCTGCAATCGCATCTCGATTACTGTGTTGAAAAACTCAGGCAGGAAACGACGTAAAGAAAAGGCCGCGATTGCGGCCATTATTCGACGTAAAATTCTGGATCCCACAATCCCGCATCACGTGGCATAGACTCAAGTTTTTTGAGCCTCAGAACCCTATCACATTCGACGACAATCTTTTGCTTCTGCTCGTCAATTTCTACTTTCTTATGAGCAGGTTCATCCCAGTAATCAAGAAGGAAAGCATGACGTTCAGAGGTCACAAGATAGATCACATATACGTCGCTGGTTGGGATTTTTTTATGCTTGTTCGTAGTCTTATCTTTCTTACCAGATGCCCAGTTTTTCCAGCATTGTTCCGTCCCACTCTCACCAAACTTATCGGTGTAATTTCCGATGTCTAAATGAACGTGACGGATATGATACTCGAGCATTTCTTTTGGTGGATCTCGAAACAGGGTATCCTTTCCGAAATCCTTGTGATGTCCGTAGCGCCAGTGATCGATAAAAGCATTTTTGATAGGTATCAGCTCAGGGTCCTTCCCAAAAATTCCAGGGTGAACCAACCCCTGGAATTTATTCGGCATCGTCGTAAAGTTCCTGAGCCATATCATCAGCCGTACGAGCAAACATTCTTCTGGAAATAGCCTGTGATTTTTCTACGGACATCTTTGGTACTTCGCGCATTACAACCTCATGTGAAGCTGTAGGCTTCGAAGACTTATAATATCGCGTTATCATCTCCACTAATTGCTGCCTGGAGTGAGATCGATTAGGTTTATGAAGATTCGGCTCGAAAGGTTGTAATTTATATTCCTTACCAGATTCACGACATAACTTATCCTTCAGGACACTTTCAAAACCAACATCCTGCATTCTCATAAATGCTTCATGTACACCATTACCGGTAAGGTAAATCCTAGGATAGTTCTGTTCCGCTACTTCTTCATGATTCATGATAGCGTTAGCAGTTGCCATAGCGGCAGCATAAGCGGCGGCTTCAATCACCATCTCTTGATGTTTATCTTTATCTGCCCTTCTCTGGGCTAGGCGTCTATGCCTCATTGGTGTAATTCTCTTCGTGTTCATGGGCACCCCCAACTACCTTTAAGGTAACATTCTATCGAAAGTATACGCATATTGGCAAAAAAATAGGCAGGTATTTTCTGAAACCAAATAACCAAACCACATAAGGTTTGAAAATTACCCTATTTCGTGCAATGATTACCTCAAGGGTAAATTTACATCGCATATTTCTTGTGCCATAGTTATTAGGCACTGGCAAAATCCAGTGCCGGGATTGGCGTCCCGGATAACTACAAAGGCGCATATACCGCGCGAGCGGTTTTTTTATGCGCGCTGCATGGCATACCTGTTTCTATGGTGGGCTGTGTGGGGGCACCGAAAGGTGCGCCGGGTCCTTTGTAGCCGGTTACGCCAACCCTGCACAGTTCACCACCATACCGATTGGCGTCGGAAGTGGTGATTATCCTGACTACAAAGGTGATCGCTATGACAGCTCAAAAAAAACCTACCCCAGACGCAGTCTTCAAATTCGAGTCCGCAACTCCTGTACGTATGTTCAACATTGACGGCAATCCTTGGTTTGCTGCTTCAGATGTTTGCAAAGCTCTCGGACTGACAAACTCACGTATGTCTCTGAAGGCCTTGGATGATGACGAGAAGGGTGTAAGTTCAACTTACACCGTTAAAGGCGCACAGAAAGTAAGCGTCATTAACGAGTCCGGCCTCTACACTCTGATCCTCCGCTGCCGCGACGCTGTCACCCCAGGCACCATACCCTACCGATTCCGTAAATGGGTTACAGGGGAAGTCCTTCCGCAGATCCGTCAGACCGGTCATTACTTTCGTGAAGAACTTTCTCCGGAAGATAAGGCGCAGAAGGTTGTCTCCAGCTTTATGCCAGCGATACTGGAAGCGATGAAGTCGGGAGAGAAGCAGGAATACAACGTTCCGCTGAAGCCAGGCTACCGCGAGCACATTCATTCACCTGAAGGCGTTCTCGGACTGGCTGAGCATTCCCTGCTGATGAACCTGCTAAACCGTATGCAGGAAGACGGCCACGATGTTTCAGGCGCGGCTGCTGAGTTCACAACCATGGTGAGCTACATCGTCGGCGTCAGTAAATGCCTGAACGACATCCGGACCCACGCGCAGTACATCACCAAAAGTACAGCCGAGTTCTGATATGAAAAAGGCCGCTTCGGCGGCCTTTGTGACATGTCACGTTGATTTGGTTTTATCTAGTCCAATAATATCAAGGTGAGAGCTTTCATAACTTTTACCGAATAGAGCAAAACATATCGTGTCGAGTTCTCTCTTATGCTTGGATGCCCTATCGAAATTACCACCCCAACAGCAGATGAACCCACCAAAAATTGCTGATTCAAAAAGTAGTGATGCCGCACCAATATGCCTGAACCAGAGGTCGATAAGTAAAGCAGCGAACGCTATTAAAGATCCCCAACCGCCAATCCTTCTCCACCTCTCAGCTTCATATTGAAGAGAAGCAATATATTCAATTTTATCTCTCGTCATTAGTTGCCCACCGCTTTCCCTAAATCTGGCGCTCTGCGCGGGGTTGTCTCGCCAGGCTCCCACCAACTCGTTGTGTTGAATTCCCGCTGCGCGCGGTCCCTAACCCGGTCGTTGTACCCTGGGTTTGCCATCTCCTGAAGCTGTTGCAGGATCAGGTGATTGGTGATGGCCTTAGCATACCAGAGGTTTGCGAATGGGGTGATCATGCGGGCCGTCTTCAGAGCATCGGCCCCGAATGAAGTTTCCTCACCCTGCAACGCCTTCTGTGGGTTGGTGATAAGCAATTTGGTTAACTGCTCGGCAAAGCTCAGCACCGGGCCGCCAATGGTGGCCGCGATACTTGAACCATATTGCGTATGGTCCTGGAAGAGGAAATCGCCGTAGATACCGAATGATCCACCCTTCAGCAGCGCCTGCACCCATGTCGTTGGCTTTGACATATCAAGCGGGTCATTACCGGTCAGCATGCTATTCATCTGGTTAGCGAACATCCCGGCCAAGGTGGTTCCAGCAATGTAAGAAGCCAGGAACTTGATGGCGGGCACTGTGTCCAGATCCTTAGAGCGGTTTACCAACTGGCGGAACCCGGCGAATGGCGTTGTCTTAAAGAGCATAAAACTCTTAATCAGCTGCCCTGCGTCGTCGCGGGCGTAAGTATCAATGCCGGTGGCCGTCGTTACAGCGCTGGTCATCTCTCCGTGTGTTATCCCCAGCAATTTCTGCGCAGCCTCTGCCCTGGCATTGCGAATTAATCTGGCAACAGTTTGCTCTGCTTCGGCGTCAAACGCCTGTTTCATACGCTTCAGGCTTTCTTCCGGCATATCGTCCAGCGCAGCCAGTGCTACATCACTACCCGATCGCACCTGGGCAATTCTGTCAGCCATGATATTGGCTATCACGTCATCAGGAACTGCGTAGATCGCATCAGGTGTCATACCCATGTGTCCGGACGTAGTCATCGGCATCAGGTCGGCCGCCGCCATGATCTGCCAGTCTTCATTGCTCCAGCCCTTATTTGCCAGGATGGTTTTATCTGAGCCTTTAACGTCATCCAGCGTTTTAAATTTGCGGGTCAGTTTCCCGATATTTTTGTACATCAGCAGGCCGAACGCCGCCTTGTTTGCCCGATCCATGGCGATAAGCCCGGACCACTTAAGTGTTTTCTCTGCGAACCAGCCTGTGATACCACGGGAAAGGTCGAATCCTCCCATCTTTGAAACTACCGCAGCGTGGGAATCAACCAGCAGGCCTAACTCAGCATTGGCGCGTTTCGCGTCGCCGCTGAACAGGTTTTTAATGGTTGTGGCGGAAAGGCGCATACCGTTTCGGTCGAATCCCAGCGCCTGGGCATTGGCACGCATAATGGCCTGGTCGCTGGTTGCTGTGAGCACGCTGGTACCCAGCATGGCGCTGGTCATGAGGTTGCGAAGGCCGCCCACTGCCGAAGTGAATACGCTGGATGTTGAGGCGCCATTGAGCCCTGCCATGGAGTTAAACATGCGCTCCACCATCTTGCGCTCTTCGTTCATATGCCCCACTGCCTTGCCGCCGGTTACGGCACGCTGGTAGACGCGGTCCAGTACCAGGGAAAAGTTTCTCGCCGCGTCCGGCCCGAAGGCTTTTACTACGCCTAAATCACGGGAAGAGGATTGCAGGTGGGACATCATAACGCCTGCCACAGGCTGCTGCGTATAGCGCTCCATGTAGGCGAAGTGAGACTGTGCATCCTTGAAAGCCATCACCCTGCTTTGCGATCCTCGGTTCTTAATCCCGCCTGTGCCCATAAACGCGCCAGGGTCAATTTTGTTGGCCCCGTCGGTTGCCTTTGTTTCGAAGATGGCTTCCAGCGCCTGACGGTACTCAATGTCGTTCATCGGACTGCCATCAGGATTCACGTAGTTGCTGCGATCCTGAGTGTTGTAGACATCGTCAACCCACGCCTGGCGGGCAAACTCAATCGGCGGCTGCCGGCCAGACACTCTCGCCTTCGCCTGCTCTGCAGCAGGAAGCGATGCCAGCCATTCATCTCGCCCGGCATTGCGGATAAAGTCAGCGTCGTCAACGTATGGCAGATGCCAGTCATCACGCAGGCCGATATCAAATCCGTTGTCGTTCATCTCCTGACGGGCCCGGCTGGTTACGTCACTCCAGACCTTTGCGATCTTCTTCGCCTGTGGGTTTCCCGTATCCTCGCCGTAAAGTTCCTTGAGGATCTGCAACTGCGCTGACTTGGCCGCCTGCTGATCGAAGAGGCTGCGTAACCGCTGTTCGCCCAGGGCCTTGCTCTGCTCGAAGAATTTGCGTACATCATCTCCGGCTTTGAGTAATTCAGCACTGAGCTGGCGAGACCAGTCCTGATACGCACCGGTGGCCAGTTCCTCGGCGGAAGTTACATTAATGTCTGTATCCTTGCCAAATATCTTTGCCTTTCTCCCGGCAAAGATAAATTGCTGCAAATTGGCAGGCGTCTGCTGCTCTGGCGGGATATTAGCGTCGAGGGTGTCAGTAACCTTACTGATGGCGATCGCGTTCTGTGCGACGCGCTGGCGCTTCTTATACACGTCATGCACAACTCGCTGGCGCACCAGATCTGCGGCTTCCATATAGGTTTGTGCATCAGGAATGCCTGATCGCCCATCGCGAGCGTTTTTACGGTGTACGTCCCGCACGGCCTCCTTGATCCGGTCTTCGATATTTTTCAGCTCGTCAGCTTTTGGCTGGCGGCCCAGCGTCTGCGCAATGGCTTCAACACATGCCTGTTTCATTATGGGTTCCTCAGGAAGCACGCAGCGGCAACGGAATACACTTTCGACTCTGCCTGTACGGTCTGGATTTGCTCGTCGAACTCTGCCAGCACGTCAGACAGTTTTGCTGGCTGACCAGTATCCGGATGTGTAACTGTCAAATCAGGGTTAGCGGTGGCCATGTCGCGGGCCGCCATCAGGTCATAACTGTTGGATGAAATAGCCTGGCCCGTATCGGGATCCACGCTGGCCTGTCCACCTGCTTCATCTGCAGCGGTAAATGCACTTTCTGCGCGCGGCTCCGGCGCTTCTCCCGTCAGATCAGATGGTGTTTCATACCTGACACCATTTTCATCGAAAACCTGCCGCATTGCATTGTGCTGTTCAGTTGCCGCATCCAGCATGCCAGGACGTGCAGGACCATCGAGGCCGCGCGCCATCATGCCAATATTCACCGGCTGACCATCGGACAACTGGCGGTACGCCTCATCCATAGCTGAAACATGGCTGTTAATGCTCTCGTTGCTGGCGTGCAGTACCGGGGCCGACTCGACGTCGTAATACAGACCTTCATTGAGGGTATGGGCCGCATCAATGTCGCTCGGCTTGATTGCTGATTCGCGGACCAGCCCGCGCATGCTCTCCGGAATGATCCCCTGCTGCAGGCGGGAAAGATCTGCCCGCGCATCGTAGAATCTACCGCCGGGCATGTTCGGCTCCAGGGTGTCTCGCGCGCTTTGAAGGCGCTCCCTTGCAGTGGCAAGCTGACTTGAAATGTCATCAAGAGCGGCCCTGTTTTCTGCATAATACCGACGGTTAGCACCTGCGCTTCCAGTAGGTGCTGCATCACGAATAGCTTTGTCCCGGGCCTCAAGTTTCGCTACTGCGCGCTCACCGTTTGCCACTTCCGACTGCCAAACCTTTCTGTCGCCGCGCGAAAGCAACTGGCCTGAATCAGCTTCAAGTTCTGCCATTCTGGATTCATAGGTCACCTGCGGCGCAGCTGGGCCGTCACCCAGTGATACTGGATCAGGAGAAGCTTCACCCTGTACCGCTGCCGGCGCGTTATCCGGAACGCTCTGCACTTCCGCAGCCGGGATCGGTGCTTCTGCTTCCGGTTGTGGCGCTGGAGTTTCACCTGCGTTACGCGAGGCAAGATGATGCGCACCACCGAAAGCGGCACCCAGGACAGCGTCTACCAGCATGGCCTGGCCGTCAAATACCCGGTACTGCTTAGCCATGTCAGCGTAACCCTGCTCTTCCAGTGTTTCGCCAACTGAGTAACGGTTAAGGCCGCCAAACCCGGTGTTGATAGCAACGCCTGACGCTATGCGCGTGGCAAGTGTTGTGCCAATGGCAGCAGGCAGCGCCATACCAGCGGCATTGAAGGAGCTTTGCTGCGCGGCCAGATTTCGTGCTGTAGCCTCGTCGACGCCTTTAGCGCGGAAGTCCTGGTAAGACTGTTCATACGAGGAGCCGAAGGCAGTGGCGGCGCCGACTGTTGGACCGCCAATGATGGTGGCACCAATGGCGGGTGCAAACTGGCCCAGTCCGTAAAGCACCTCGGCTGCGGTTCCCTGACTGCCTGCATCCGGCTTTACGTATCCTCGCGCGCTCTGTAACTGCTTGCCGACCGTGTCATAGGTATCGTTAAGGGATTTATCAGCATCCGGAAACATCACGCGGAAAATGTTCACGGTCGGAGCAATGTCAGCAGTAAATGCAGGATCGCTGATCAGCCGTTTACTGAAGCCAACAGCCGACTGCGCCAGCCCGATAGTGCCCTCGGCAACGCCGCGTACCGGGGCAGAAATTGAGCCCTGGAAAAACGTCGGTTCGTAATCTTCAGGCCTGGCCGGGTTAGCGTTTGTCTTATCGTCGGTCCATGCCTGGCCTTCTGGTGCCAGAGAAAATACGTCAGACATTATTCCACCCTCACCACGATTGGCTCTCTGGTTCCTGGATTAGTCGCCCAGCGTCCGCTGCCGCTTACCAGACGGTACTGATTATTTCCGATATTCACCGGCGTAAAGTTGGAAGCCGCATTTTCATTCAGGCCCGCATCTTTAAGAGCCTGCTGCGCAGATGCGGTATAGCGGTCCTTAAATGTGGACTTGTCCATCCCAAACGGCATCACCACATCACCGCCGTTGAATCCCTTATACACGCCACCAGTGGCGTACTGCGCCGCCTTCTCCACCACGTCAGAGTTCGCCGCATCCGTTCTCGTCATGGCGGAATCACCAGACTGGTAAGCGATCCCCGCGTATGCCGATTTAAACAGGCTGTAGCTCAACTGGCGGGCCTGCGGATTATTGGCGAAGGCATTGCCCACCTGATCGTCAAAGGCGCGCTTCAGCTTGTCCTCGCTCGGCAACTGCACCGGAGTTATGCCTGCATCCTTCATCGCCTTCGTAGGATTCAATAGCTGGTCGCCGGCCAGGATCACCTTCGACACATCGTATTTGTTCATTGTCGGCTTGTAGCCAATGAACTGGCTATAGGCGATCGTCGGCTTGGTGTTGTCGTACTGGTTATCCGGAGTGCCAAGCAGTAGCGCAGAATAGGCAGTTGCAGCACTGCTGGGCGCAATTGCTGATGCCACCTGACGCATAGCTGGCGCTGGCAGGGTTTCGCCCATGCTCTGCAGCAGCTTGATTGTCTGGTCAACATTCTGCGTCCCACGCACCTGCTGCGCCAGGGTAGCGGCCTCTTCACTATTGAGAATCGGCGCGTTGATGCCTAGTGCCTGCAGGCTTTCCTGGGATGAGAATCGGTTCGCCACCTCTGCAGTGATGTCGTTCGGATTGTTGCTGGCGATCGGCTTATATGCCCCAACCTCTACAGCTGCGTTGAATGGATTATTCTGCCGCTGGGTGATCACCTTTGTGGCCGCCGCCGAAACCTGATCAAACAGCTCTGCGCGTGAAGCGTAACCTTCGCCTGTTTCTTCGGTACCGGGGCGCAGTTGCTCAACATATGCCGTAATGCTGCTGGTAGGCATGCTGCGGAATGACCCGATGTACTGCCCGGCAATCTGCGTATTGCGGAATTCGGTGTAACGTAGATTACCTTCTCGCACCCCGTAAGCCGCCAGGAAGTCCGTTTGCGATGGTGCATCCGGGAAATCGACACCGCGCATATAAGCGGCCGTGGCATCGCGAACGCGTGAATCAATACCGGTCCTGTATTCAGCCTGCTGCTGCTTACGGATCTGATCGGCCTGGCGCATGAAGGTAGCCTGTGCCTCAGGTGAGGCGGCATCGAATGCAGCATTCCCCGTGTAACGCTTTGTGCTGGTAGGCAGTGATGAAAGGCCTATCGCCGCGCTGACGCCGCTGGACAACTGCTGATCGCTGTATGGCTGGTTGCCATTCTCATGATGGATGATTGCAGCACACAGCGCTTTCAGCGTGTCAGGGTTTGATGCGTCCAGTTGCTGATCTGGCGCAACGCCCAGTTGTGCGCACACCGCCTGAATATAGGCGTCAGTGTTATTGTTATCCGCCGGCGGCGCCCAGCGGTTAATGATGTCGCTGACGGTATCAATGCCCTGGCGCTGATAGGAAAGCAGGTTTCGACCCAGCGCACGAATACCATGCTCAGGCGTTTCGAATTTGGCAAAGCGCCCATCATCACCTGTCTGGCCAACCCATGGATTAGTTTTGCTGTACTCGAGGTTACCCGGGTTGTTGTTGCGGATCCCCCGCGCACTGTCTGTGCTTGCGCCATCTGATACCGCCCGTCGGGAACCAGTGACAGTGTCGCTTAACTCACCGTTACTCTGAATAAACTGCACGGCATTATCTGAAGACCAGCGGGAAAGTGCGCTGTCAGCGACCTTCTCTTTAAATTCAGTCTTCTTGGCCTGGATTTGCTCCGGGCTCCAGCCGTGGGCAGCGCCGTAATCATCAATCTGCTGAAACGTCTGAATGTTTGCCGAGGTATAAGCGGCGTTGTCACCGTACATCGCGGCGGCATTTTTGCCGTTATTCTGAAGCGTCGCCTGGAACTGACCTTCTTCGTAGGCGTTCAACTGGCCGATTTCATGGCGCCCGGCCTGCGTTGTGAATTGTACGCGTTGCTGCTGAACCTGCTGCAGGTACGCCGGGCGTGCGCTCTCCGGCAGCATCATGGCAAGCTCTTCAGCCTTAGAATCAAACTGCTGCGTGTAAACCTGGCCCTTGCCTAATGCGTTTTTACCCTGCTGATTCAGGAGGCCAGTTTCAGGGTTTGTCATCAGATCGCTTGAATACTGGCTTAACTGCAGGGCAGCATCCTGTGCCTGTGCCACATCTGCCCGCTGCTTGGCCTGGCCAAATGCTTCCACGTACTTATCAGTGACACCACCAAGCACATCGGTCATTGATGTTGTGTCGAAAGCCTGTATACCTGGTGACTGAACGCCGCGGCTTTCTACCTGGCGGCCGCTTGTTGTTGGAACGGTTGGCATGATCAGATCTCCTTATCGGCCTGTTGGCGTGCCAACAGCAGAGCTGATTGGCGCCGCTTGCTGAGAGAACGGGCTCCAGGTGCCGCCACCCATCTGATATGCGCCATATGCCTTCAGTGGCGCAGTCATAAGGGTTTGAGTGACAGCCGCGCGGGCCTGGCTTTTTGCTGCGAGCCCCTGAGCTTTAGAATTCATTCCCTGAACCTGATAACCGTAGGCCTCACGCTGGGCGTTGTTAACTGTTGTAAGCGCGTCAAGCGTGCCGAACTGGGCAGTGTCACCGAAGATATCGAGTGATGATCCGCCACCCAGTTCAACACCTGTGGCCCCCATCGTTGCCGCCTGGGTTCCCTGAAGCTGGCGCATTTCACGGCGTCGCTGCTCAGCCGCCGCGTTACCTCGGTTTACTGAGTCCTGCGCCTGGGCTTCGGCGATATCCTCGTTTCTGTTCGCAACACCTTCTGCATATTTCCCCTGCTGGTGCTGGCTATATGCCTGCATGGCCGACATGGCCAGAACGGCAACCCCTACAGCAACTGGTCCGCACATTATTTTTTCTCCATGTGGAATCGATGAAACGGCAGGCATTGCATGCCATAAGGTGCCGGCTCTTCCAGAGTGAAACCAAGCCAGTGAAGCCACGCTTTCGCTACGTGATTTCGCTCATCAACATAGTTTTCAAGATACGGGTAAACCGACAGCATTGCATTGACACCATTGCGGCAGCGGCGAAGGAACGCGAACTGGTATTTCTCCAGTTCGTCAGTGGCTACCAGCCAGGGGATGCCATTGCCGCCGATCATTGATTTCGGCGCCACGCCAAAGATGGTGACGACACGATCATTGACCAGGCCGGCGACACTGAAAGTTGATGTCCTGATGCCGGTCTCAAGAACACGTCGCGCATCCCAGCCGTTGATGGCTTTAAATTCTGCAATGTCTGCCTGGCGAACATTGGGGATCATCTGTTCGATATGCGCCTGCGTAGCCTGAACTACCTGAACGTTGATCATCAGAAGCCCCCTACGGTAAGGCGAGGAATCACCGCCAGTACTGACAGAGGGAGGGGGTCTTGCTGCCGAATCTTCACACGCCCGTTTTTATCCCAGTTGCTGTCAAGCTTCACTTCTACTTTGCCAGTAGCATCAGCTACCGGATCGTCATAGAACTCGAATTCACGCTGCGGATACTCAAACCATTCGCCGCCTGGCGTGGTTGCCCAGATACCCCGGCTGGCGTTTACAACCAGCGTGACGGAAGGAATGATTTGTTTTTTATCCAGCAGTGTTTCCTGGCCGTTAATGTTGATGTCCAGTGTTTCGAATTCGGCGGTAATGGGCAGGCCGATATGCACTACTGCGCCTGGCGATTCGAGAGTTACTGAACCTCCGCTCACAACTTTCTGAGGTTCTACGCTGGCATCAGAGAGAATGTTGACGGTCTGCCCTTCCAGGTGCGCCAGCCCGCCAAAGTTAAGCAGCGCTTTCTGCCAGTTCGTTGTTGCAACATTCCTGAGCGCCGCCGGCACGTTACGGTTGAACCGAACCACTACGGCTGTGTTGCTGGTTACGGAAACGATGTCGCCACGTAACTCTTTCGCCACTACCTCGCTAGTGTCACCATCCGTTTCTGAGTACGGGAACTGGAGCTGAGCGCCGACATCACCATTCACGAAATATGCGCCACCGGAAACAGTAACCGGGTAGTCGGTCTGATAACTCCACTCACCGGTCCCGCCACTGATGGTCATGGTACGAGAGGATTTGTTACGCCCGTCGTAGCTCAGGCCGCAATCCACAAAGAACGCATCTTCTTCATCAGTAAAAAGGCGACTTGAAAGACGCTCTATATAGCGCTTTGCCTCCCCGTTGATCACACGGTTAACAACGAAATAAACGGCATCCTCGCTACCTTCGCTGATGCAGCAGGTGCTCTCATACTTCCCGGTGCTGGACTGAGGGGCCCATGCGAAAACCTGTTGCTCTCGCAGGTAAGTCATCACCAGTAACTTTCCGTCGTCACGGATGCAGAACGCGCTACTGTAGGGAACGATGCAAAATGACCAGTCCACGATGCTTCGTTTCTGGAAAAGGTGGTTCGCCAGGATTGTCAGGTCGGTGCCCTGATAGCCGTCAACGTCGAAGGAATACGCCAGATCGCGGACCACGCTACCCTTTTCCTGGATGAATAGCGCAATGTTTGCCACGGAGATTGGCGGTACGTTGCTGGATCCATTGTTGCCCTGAGAACTGAAGGAGAATGCTGATGGAGTCAGAACCTTATTCTGGTCTCCGGATATCGAATATTCTCCGCCCGATGTCAGCGCCACCAGATTTCCGACATCGATCAGGTGTCGTATTTCGTTCACCTGTCGCCCGGCGTAGGTGTATATGATCCGGTCGTCGTCCTGCGTAGGGTTGTTCTTGCCGAAGTCCTTATAATCACCGGTGCGGCTGGCCCATATGGTTTGTGGGTAAGCAGAAGAGGCGGCAAAATAAAGGCGCTGCTGGTAATACACCACGGTGCCAGGGTAACCATTAACGCTGTTCCAGACGTAACGAGCCCACTTGTAGCTGCCATTCGCTGATCCAACAACCTGTGACGGGATATAGCTGATCACCGTGGCTGTTGCCGAAAGTCCATCTGATGCAACTGCTGTGATCCGCGCGATACCAAAACCACTATGCAAATATTCCCACTGCACACCGGTATCATCATCGCCGGTTCCGCCCCATCCATCCCAGGACATGCCTTCAGTATGCGAAGGGCGAAGGGTGCCAGTCTTACCGGCAGTATTGGCGCGGTAGTAGTTGCTGTCAGCGCGGCGTACATCGTTGATGGCAGTGGCCTTACTGGTCTCCCACACCGGAACAGAATCCACCGCCGGCTGCTCGAGATAGAATAGCTTTCCGACCTGCTCTGGCCCGAAGATGGAAGCGCTGGCCGTCAGCGTAATGGTACCCGTGCTGGCGCTGGCGTAGACCTTCACATCCTCATCAATGTTGATATCTTCGAACGGGCCGTTTTTGGTGGTTACATCAACAATCTGCCAGCTGTCATGGGCATAGCGGCGTAACTCTTTAGGTGGGTATGATGGATGCACCAGCGTAAGCACATCGGCGCTTTGCGTGAATTTAATGCGGAACAGGTCGGCCTCTGCATACGGCATCGCCAGCTCGTAAATTACGTTGCTGCTGTTCAGCACATAAGCGCCGTCTTTAATCACGCGCATGTAGTTGTGGCCGAACTCCAGCGCATAGGTCTGCACGGTGGAGAACTGGAAAGGAATAAGGCGGCATTTGCGGTTAGAGTATTTCGCCTCGCCAATGAATCGCGTCCCCGGCCTGTTCTCTACGCCACCATACTGCCTGACAATGAAATTGTCGCACTTGCGCAGCGCCACCTGATACTTTGACATATCGACGCGGCCGTAAAGTGACGGGCCAATCTCGCCACCAGCAAAGCTTGGTTGGATCCAACTGATAGCCATTATGACAACCTCGCTGCTGTGAATTCATCAACAGGCGGTTGCGGATCCTGCGATTCGTTCTGACTATGAGAGCCAGCGCTGAGGATCACCCGGTTATACATTCTCAGAGCATTGTTACCGAGATCTGCATTCCCGGTGAGAGCCATGTTGATGGCGGCTGCCAGACGCCAGGACAGCGCTTCCATAAAAATTGCATCGAACATGTTCACATCAGAAACGCGCGAGATGTACTTCAGCCAGGCCGCAGGCTGATCGGTGTAAATCAGCTTCCCGGTACCGTCTGTATCGGCTCCAACTTCATACGAGACACGCATTGCTGCCGTGGGGTTACGAATTCCGGGCACCATAATTTCAGTGATACGGACGCAGTCGGTGGGGTACTGATAGGCGTAAGCCCAGTCTGGCGGCGGGCTGTTAGTGTCTGCCAGTGCCACGCGCTTGGTGGCAAAGTTCCAGTCGAAGTCGGCCAGGGCTGCATCGCGACAGGCATCAAAATGCAGGGAGCATTGCCCTGCCTCTTTGCTGGCCTCGGTCAGGCTGTTAATGCTCCGGTTGTTCCCGATATTGCTCAGTGCGCGGTTGCAGATCTCGATAACGGACGCCATTACTCACCCCCAGCGCCGTACAGGGTTTCCGCAGCGGTCTTTGACTGCTCACCTGAGGCAGGGCTCAGCGCCATGTCAGTGATCTGCAGGCTGGCGTCATGCCGCGCACCATCGCCATCATCACGTGTGGACATGCTCTTGATAGTCGCTTTCGCGGTGATCATCACCTCAGTGCCAACTGGTTGTGGTGTCGCGCCCAGCTTTTTCAGCGTTTCGTTGTCGAGATTGATACAGAGACCCCATGGATAATCGTCACGGGTTTTGGTTTCCCCGCTTTCGTCCTGATAGGTATCGGTGCCGGTTTTGAGGTTTACCAGATCCATAGCTGACTCCTGCAAGAAAGGGGCCGAAGCCCCTTGTTTGATTAGCGAGGCTTATACGCCCAGTTCTTTACGCTTATCCGCGATTTTCTCGCGGAGCGTTTCGGCCTTAACGTTATGGTGCGGCTTCTCATTAAAGAGCACTTCATACTCTTCACGGAGCTTGTCCAGCTCTCCGCCTTCATCGCCATTGCCCTGGCCACCGTCATCATCAGATTTCTTTTTGGTGATCTCAGGTGCGTCATACTTCCCGCCGCGCTTCTTCGCTGCGTCTTTTTTGGCTTTAACCGCTGCATCATTAAGCGGCTCCAGCGCCGATCCTGGCTCACCGTCATATTCAATCTCTGAACCTTCAGGCCAGAGGTTGTTATGAATATGGGATAAGCGCAGGACGCGGTATTTTGCTTTTTCCATTGCCATCACCTTAGCCAGTCACTTTGGAACGGATCGGGTAATAAGGAGTGTTGTTGTCAACATCCAGATTAATGCCCGAGGTGAAAGCGCCAGCAGTCAGCGGACCGGTGCCGACTGAATAGTTGACGCGCAGATAACGCTGGACGCCCGCCGGAACTTTGGTAGAGAACAGGCGCTTACCAACTGTCAGGGCAGACAGAGCCAGGGCACCGCTATCGTAGATAGTGGTCCAGGTGGAGTTGTCAGTGCTAGTCTGCAACTGAACGTTGAGGGTCGCGGCACCAGCAGCGGTTGCAGTGGTGTCAACGGTTGCCCAGAACTCCAGCGGATAACCAACGCCGATATCGCGGCGGGTGCCGTCGATAGGACCGAGGTCAATCACGTCCGTAGAAGCAGCAGAAGCTGTAATCGCCTGCTTCTCGGAGAACATCAACAGTTTGTCGAGGATCATTTTCTTTCTCCATTTATGGGCCGGTTAAGGCCCATCAGTTAATGACAGGCGTTAAACAACGCGCGCTTCAGTTTCGAGAAGTGCGTCGGTCTCACGGATAGGCACGCCGCGGAAGCTGGTCCACCACTCGCCTTCAGTCTCTTTCACAGAGATTGCCAGGGAAGACTTATCCATAGCCTGAGTATCCAGAGCCTGAGCAACAGTTCGGTTCATGTAGAAGACCGGCTTGCCCATGCCGCGGTTCGGGATGCGATGCAATGCGCGGACCATCAACTTCGCGATGTTGGCTGCGGTCTGAGGATCGGACAGGTTGCTTACATCGATGTTTGCGATGCGAACGACATAGCGCCAGTCGCGCAGAGTCAAGCCAGCGTCCCACTTGTAATGAGTGCGGTAGCCTTCATAGGGGTTGTTGTTAGCATCAAGCAGCGTCTGCTGACCTTTGTTTTCCATCTGGAGACCAGCTTTCTGGCCTTTCGGGAAGATGCCGTGCACGGTGTTTTCACCCCACACGACCAGCCAGATAGAGGTGTTATCCGTGCCTGTACCGCCTGCATCAATGATGTTCTGGCCGTTGCCAGCAGAGAGCAGCGAGTAACGGGAGGAAAGCCCCATGAATTGCTGAGGGTTAACAGCAGTGTCGCCGTAGAACAGGGTCTGAGCCATGCGCTGGTTCATACCTTCAAGGAATGCGCGGTCTTCTGACAAGCGGAATTCAGCGGTGTTACCATTGAGGTCAGCAAGAGATTTATCGATCTCTGCATAGGTTTCCAGCATGCCCATGGTGTCAGTGATCTGCACCGTAGTGGATTTACCTTTTTGGACGCCTGAGTTAATCATACGCCAGTACGCATCTGGCAAGCCGGTGCGGATGGTTGTGCGATGACCAGTAGGTGAATTACTTTCCATGAACGGCATGTCGTCCAGGATAGGGTTTGTTTGGCTGAGAAGTTCGGTGATTTTAGCGACCTTCCCATCCGGATCGATGCGCTTACCCCAGTCAGCCAGCGTCAGCGCAGTTAAGCCTTTAACAGCCATGGTTATATCCTCTCTTAGTTGCCATAAAGCACTTCGGCAGCAGAACGCTGACCGCTTTGTTTCCCGGAAACCATGCCGTCTTCAGACATGGTTTTACCGATTTTCACGAACGCCTTCACCAGCTCCGGGTGGTTACCCATCCCGGTAACGTTCAGGTATTCCTTCAGTTCAGGGTTGCCGAACTGGTCGAGCGCACGCTGCGCGGCGCTCAGATTGCTTTCGAGTTTGTCACCGCCGATCTCTTTGTCGGCTTTGACTGCTTCAGCCCATCCCTCAGTTTGTTTTTGCCAGGCATCAGCCTGGCGCTGCTGCACGCCGGCCAGAATTTTTGGGTAGGCGTCCACCAGCTTTTGCGCCTGCTCGTTGGTCAGGTTCAGCTCGCGGGCCACCGGCTCGAAGTCTTTCAGCGCTTCGGTATCCAGCTCCACGCCTTCAGCGGCCTGAAACTCGTATTTCTCCGGCGCGCCTTCCTGCTTCTGGTCTTTTTCCTCCGCAGGTTTATCGCCATCAGCTGGCTTACCTTCCTGCGGTTTGTCGCCATCAGCGCCCGGCTGCGGCTGCTCACCTTCTTGTTTTGCCGGAGCATCGCCGGGGGCTGGCTGATCACCAGATGCGGGCGCCTGTGGTGCTGCTGGTTCTGATGCAGCTGGCGCAGCGCCACCGTCGGCAGGCTGCTCATTGCAAAGGCGGCGGTTCAGCAAACGATCAAATAAATTCATGGTTACTCCTGTTCACTGGCCTCTGCGGCCATCTTCAGATACTGATCCGGGCAGTGCGCCATCACGCGCTGTAATAACAACAGCGCCAGGTTGCGCTGCCCTTCGTTGAATGCGGTGATGTGCGGGTCGACGTTGAAGCAGGCTCCGAACACCTGACCTTTTTCCAGCATTGACCAGACGACGCGGCGGCCCTTCTCGCTGTTCATCACAAACTGGATGTCGTCGATATCGCGCTGAGCCAGAAACTCCTGTTTTGCGGCTTTCTCAGCCTTCAGGCTGTCGTCATCAAAGTCGGTCATTGCTGCGCCCCTCCTGCTGCGTTAGTGATCGCCGTAAGAGCGCTGGGGTCGCTGGTCTGTGCTTCGCTCAGGGTTTTAGCGCCCTGGGCTGCCGCCATAGCGGTCGCCATTGCCTGCTGTTGCTGAGCCTGTTGCGCGCGCTCCTGACGAATACCCTGCACCTGCTCCTGCGGAACGATGACGGTTGGCGATACGCCGGACATTTCGGCGAACGCGTCGATTGCCTGATCCGCATCGAGTTTGTCGAGCGCTTCTGTTTTTCCGACCGAAGCAAGTTGGGCGATAAAACCTACGGTCTGAGACAGGCTGGTAAGGCCGATGGATTTCTGTGCCTGAGCCATGACTGAGATGTATTCGATGCGCAGCGGCATGCCCTGCATAACGTCCGGCGGCGGAGGGAGCATGTTCTTGCGAGCCATGATGGAGAAAACGCGGTCGATCAGCGGGTTCAGCGCTTCATCGTTCAGGCGCTCCAGCACCGGCCCCAGCATCAGCAGCTTCTCTTCTTTCATCTCTATCACTGCTTCCACCGGCATTGAGCGGGTGTTGATGTTTTGCAGCATCATGAAGAGGTCAACGAAGTAAGAGCTGTTGATGATCTGCCGGGTGTCCTGAATGTCGGTCAGAAGGTCGGCGGTGTTCGGGTTGACCATGTAAGCAGGCTTGAAGCCGTCTGCATTGGTCATCACGTCGATGTACGTGATATCGCCAGGCAGCAGCGATGCGCGCTGATTCTTCAGGGCAGTCGGCGCAATCATCGGCGGGTTAGTGGCTTTGTCGATCAGCTGAGCTTTGCGGATCTGCTCTTTCTGCAGCGCCTTGACCTGACCCAGAGCCAGCATGCCCGGGCATGAAGAGGCGTAAACGTCCTCGCCGTTAACTTCCCAGCGCGGCGCCATGATTGGGAATTCATCGAAACCAGATTCACGCAGCAACTTATCGCTGTCGCCACCGGTCTCGAAATAGACGGATTTGTACGGCTTGTTTTTGCTGTCGAGCTTCCCGGTGTCGCGGTTGATGTTCGGCATGATGCAGTGGTTCACTTCGATCCACTGCTCATAGGTGCCGCTCTCAAACATGCTTTTGACGGAGGTGCTTACCTTGTCCAGGCCAAATTCCTGCACCAACTGGCGCACGGTCATGGAGAACTGGCGGAAGCTGGTATCGACACTGCCGCGCGGGCTGTTAGCCAGGTAGTAGCTGCCGATCGGGAAAGGCATCGTGCGGATAACATCCTGGTCATCCTCGAGCACCGCCATTGCAGCAGTGCCATATGTGCCCAGGCTGGCGTACATCACCGGCAGTGACTGATACAGGTTAGATTTGTTGAACACTTCGTTCATGCGGCGCTGCACGGTTTCCAGCCAGATTTTAACCGGGCCGTAATCCATCATGTCGGGGTCAGGAGTTGCCAGCTTGAACCATGGACGCGCCGGGCTGGTGATGCCCGACATCATCCCAGAGGACAGAATGCGCTGAGCCAGAGAGCCGGTCGGGTCCACGATTTTGCTGTTGCGGCGGTCGTCACGGTTAACGTCAGACGTGAGGAAGCGGGAGCCGCGCGGATTGATGAAATCGCTCAGGTCGCGCCAGTGCGGATCGAATGAGTTGCGCTCATTCTTCAGCTGTGCCAACTGCTTTTGCAGCCGTTCTTTTTCTGTTTCCGCCATGTCTGCGCGCTCCTTTACTGGCCGAGCAGCGTTTTACCGCTGGTGTTAGCCGCTGAGGTGTCGCCCTGGGCGCCCGTCAAAAGCGTTGAGTTACGACCAGCTGCGGCACGGCGGCGGCGGGCTTCGTCGTCTCGCGCGGAAACCACTGCTGCATCCTGTTCCTGTGGCGCTGCCTGTACTTCCGGTGCCGCTGGCACTGATGGAGAGCTACCCATGCACATTTGACTGACTCCGTACGCGATTAAATTATTACCAATTTAACCATATACGGATTATTTTACGTAGTGTATTGACAGATTACGTTGCAATAATTACCCTTCAGGTAATGAACATGATGTTCACCAGATTGCGGAGGTGGCTATGTAACCGCTTGTGCAGTAGCCCGGAGTACCGCAGCAGGATATTGGGCTTAAAAGTAAAGGCGGTGGATAAGCGGGGCATCATCCCCGCACACAACTTAAAGCGCGCTTCAGTGAATGACTTTGAGCCGGGTCGTTGAATGCAAACGGTGAAGTGCGCTTTCAGGTGTGTTGGAGTACGGCATATGGCACATGTGTCGCAGCGGTCCGGAGGGGTTCCTTGATTTTCCTTATCCCCGATCGGGTAGCCGGAATGTGCAAGTCACGTAGCTGCACGAACATGGGATTCACCATCCTGGCGATACGGTGTGACACCTCGGAAGAGACGAGGAAATAATTATGGGGATATCGCTTAATAGCAACTCACTGAGTCGACGCGGTGATGTGCGTGAAAGCGTAGCAGGGTCCAACCTGCTATATGCCAGGCATGAACTGGAGATCCCCGCCAACACAACAGGTAAGCACCTTGGCTGATTTCTTCCTATATCGGAATTCAGCCCTTCCTAGGCAGGGTGCTTATCGTTGTGGTGAATGCGCAGGCTGATGCGCAAGACATTAAGGTACAGCCCATGCCCCATAAAACGAGCCGCCATTGGGGATAGCGAAAGCAGGGTGGATGGTACGAGTCAGGTAATAAAAAGAGCCGCCTTTTACCAAGCCGGAGATCAGCACCGGCCACCACAACCCAATCACGCCTTAGGACCGTGATACATGAAGTCCCATACCATTGCTGTGTAGTCGTTGGCGGTACCAGAATTCCCGAAGTCGCTGGTACCGCCCTTTTTACAGCAGAGCGCCATTACGATGACGTTGCGCTGTAAACCCTGCTTCACCCGCCAAGGAAGGCACTCCGTAGTCCATTGCTTCCATTCGCCCCGTTCGTCCGGGCATTTTTTTAAGGTGATAATCATGAAGACCGTAGAGATATTGGCAAGGCATCTTAACTCATGGCCAGCTGATACAACTGGCATTTTTATGTCTCCTGATACCGGTGCATTCTTCGGATGGAGAGTTGGATTTGAGAATCCTCAAAGAATTTGTACAGAATCCTTATCCGGGCTCCAGCCTGCTGATGATGCTGGTACTGATGTTACCGAATATGACTTCCGCGAAGAGAAATGCAGACTATCCATCATCACGCTCGCCAAGAGCACCAATCTGACGCCAGACGAACAATTACGAAAAGAGAACCTCTACCACACGAAATTGCAGTGCCTGGCTGAGGTTCTTGGTAAACAGTCATTCATTGACAAAAATTCAGCCAACAGTACAGCAGAAGCGATCAACGCCGCATTCGATAAAATTACTTTCTAACGCCGTGACATGTCACAATCAGCCCGCCGATGAGCGGGCTTTTTTATCCCCACCAGCGGATATCAAGGAGATTATCCCCTTGAAGGGATACGTTTTTCATAATGACCGGAGATTACCTTAAAGGTAGAATCAGAAAAAACCTAAAAGGGCCGGGTCATGCTTGAATCACTTAAAGAATACTTTTCCTCTACCGTCAATACCGCAGCGCAAAGAGTCAGCAATCCAGTATTTGGTGCGTTTGTCCTTTCCTGGTCAGCATTCAACTGGAAGTCGATTTTATATCTCCTTCTGAGCGACTCCAGCATTATCGATAAGATCACCTACATCTCAGATAACAGCAGTTGGAAAACAGTAGCACTCTATCCTTGCCTGTCAGTGGCTGTGCTTTGCGGGGGACTGCCGTGGATTAATAACTTAATTTCTGCATGGCAGGCCAGGCCGCTCGATAATAATGACTCAATAGACAACCTTCGCAAGGCTAAGCTCCTTCACCGGGCCACACGCCTGCAGCGCCTGAAGGCGAAGCATGATGTGACATACGACAAAGTTAAGACGGGCGCTGAGAAAGACATTCAGTCCATGAAGGAGAGAATCACTGAGTCCCAGGAGCGAATGGGAGAAATTACTGCCGAAAGAGATGCAGCACTCAACGATTTTATAGCGCTATCAAAGAAATTCGAACAACTCAAAGAGAGTACCGAAAGATTTAAATATGAAGCTATTCATTTTAAAGAATTGAGTGATCGGCAAAAATCTGACATCGCAAATCTTTCTGAGCAACTAAAAGCTTTAAATGAAATACACAAAGACAAGAATGGTAACCGGAGCGTAGTTCAAAATCCGGGGGATGCGTTAACCGCATTAAGAATAGGCGCAGGATTGATGAATAAGGATTAAGCATAAGGGTCATACTCGGTCAGCGCCTTACCCTGCTGTCCTTCCTGTCCTGGAATACGAATGCGCTTTGTCACCGGGAAAGCGAAGGTCAGCAGCAGCGCATCGCCCTTACCAGGCGAGCGCCCGAGCCGGTCTTTGATATCTTCCTTCGGCTCGATGACGATCTTGCCATCCACCCTCACCTTGTACTCTGCCGCCGAAAGGTCGTCAGCCGTCTCCTGATCGTCCAGCATCCCGCCAAGCTTCAGCCACGTCTTGCAGCTGTTGAACATCTCGCCGCGCTTGTTGAGCATCTGGGGATCGGTCGAGCCACCGCCGAACGGGATTAACTGCCACGTCCTGCCCCAGCCGTCACCGATGGACTTCAGGCCGGTGCCGTATCCAAAGTCGATGAATACCGCATCAGCCTGGTACTGGTCTTCAAAGTCTGCGATGCGCTTCGCCATCACCAGATCGTCGGTAGTCTTTGAGCCACTCCATAGCAGTTTCGTGTGCAGACCCTGCCGCATGTATATCACCGCGTCATCCACGCCGGAATATGCCGGGTCAACGCCGATAATCACCGGAGCGTGTGCCACCTGCGCCGCAGTCACCACCCTGCCCATGGCGGCATCAGTGAGACCTGTCGGGATGAACTGTAGTTCTGAGGCATCAGGGAATATCCCGCGCACACGGACCTTCACGAAATCGCTGTCTTCGCCGTGGTCTTCAATCCATTTTTGGATCTGCTCTTTGTTCGTTCCTTCGACGGTACGGCTGTCGATCTGTTTCGTAACCCAGCGGTGTTTATATTTGCGGAAGCATTCCCTGAAACGCCCGGAGTTACGTGTCGGGTTCCCGAACGCTACCCAGATGATTTCGGTGTCTTCGTCCGTCAGAGCCCCCTCCGCCACCTCCCAAACCTTATCAGCAATGTTAGACGCCTCATCGAATACCACGATGATCCGCTTGCGCTCGTTGTGCAGGCCGGCGAACGCTTCGGTGTTGTGCTCAGACCACGGTATAGCGTCAGCGCGCCAGCGTTTGTCATGCCCAGAGTCATTGCTGTACATCGCAGTTGCTGGGGTAGAGAACCAGTCTTTCGTGATGGACAGGTTTGCCCACTTAATCACTTCTGGCCACGTCTTTGTGCGCAGCTGGTTTTCGGTGTTGGCAGTGACTACTGCTTTGCAGTCTTCGCAAGTGGACATCCCCCAATTAAGGAGCATGGAAATACCTGCGCTTTTTCCTATTCCGTGACCTGAAGAAACGGCAATCATCAGCGGCTGGTTACGGGTATCTGGGTTTCGAAGGTGCTCACCAACCGTATCCAGCATCCAGCGCTGCCAGTTACGCGGCCCGGTGGCGTGTGCCAGCTCTGTGCCTTCCTCGCCCCACGGGAACGCATAAAGCGCATAGCCCAGAGGGTCATACGTTAACGAAGCAATATCCTCAACGAGCTGATCTTCCGGCGACATGGCTGCGGCTGTCATTCTTCACCACCAGCCTGCTCTTTGACGCGGCGCCGGGCGGCGGCCATGCGGTCAGCAATGGTGACGGTACCGGAAACTTCCAGGCGCTCTTTGAACGCATTCACATCGACATGCTTGCCGATGAGCTCGAGGTTCTTCACCTTGTCCGGCCATTTGATTTTTTTCAGGATGGTCTCTATCGCATCCTCGTTCATGTTCATGATGGTGGATGACAGATCGAAACCACTGAGGGTAGTACGCCAGATTTTAGGCCATTCGCGGATAGGCTTCAGACTGCCGTCATCGTTCAGGATATCCAGCACGTCCATCTGGTCGATCTCCACCAGGCGCATGAGAACGTAATCAGCACTTACACGCATTCGCTTGTTGCGCTCTTCCATCAGTTCGGCAATTCGTTTCTGGATTCTTTCGTCGCGCATCATCACGCTGGCTTTGACCGCTGCCGTATTAGGCGAAAATCCTGCGTCAATCGCCGCCTGAGACTGATTTTCAGGTGTCTTAATGTAGGACTGGCAGTAAGCCTCCTGCATCGCTGTAAGAGGCTTATATTGCGTTGATTTGCGTTTGTGGGATTTTGGCTCTGCGGGCATAGTTACCACCTGAGTAATTTTATTACCATGCAGGTAATACTATCACGCCCGAGAAGATGTTACATGACTGGCAGATCGTATGATTCAGAACCCGGGGCCCGGTTAATCAGGAAAGTCACTACGCCCACCACCTCCACGTCGTCCAGCGCTTCACCTTCAATGGAATCACCATCGCAGGTTATCAGGGCACTGCCTCGGCGAACGGCGAACTGTACGCGGCCAAACATGGAAACCATCATGACACTATCCACATCCGGTTTGACCGAGGTGTTAATCACTGCAAATCCGGTGCTGGTTTCAACCAGCCTGCAGTTGGCATCGAAGTGACAAAGCCTGTCGATAGACATGCGTGATTCTGCGTAATCTGTTGCGGGGGATGGAAAACCCATGATGGCGGCCCTCTTTTTTACTGTATATTTAAACAGTATATTCAGAGGGCGATTTAGTCAACAAACGTGACGGGTCACAGAGGTAATTTGATTTCGTGCCAACCCTGCGTAACACAGCAGGCCGAATCACCAGAGCACGGGCAGGACTTCACTGGCAGACTGTCACCGCACTTGCCGCACTGCCTGGTACTGATGGATTTAATGCGGCCACGCAGCCGGGCATCATCCTGGCGGATCAGCATTGCGATGTATTCACTCAGTTCGTATGGGTCACGTCCCGGGCGACGGCCGGCGCAGTTACGCGCCAGCATATCCATCTCCTGCTCGTCGAGCTGCACTTCAAGCTTGCGGTTGCCGGATTCAGCCTGGCGTGCGCGCTGTGCTGCTTTGCGTTCTGCTGCGGTCTTAGCCATGTGATTTCTTTTCCCCACAATTCAGGCACATTGCCTCTCGTCTTTCTCCGACAGTCCATTCCCAGAAGTCGTGTACGCATGATGCCTTCCGTTCGCGCTCATCAAGTTCGCACTCCGCGACATGCGGTAGCAGCATCCGGTATGCCTCCAGTGCGAAATCTTCTTTCAGTGAGCGCGGTCCGGATTCCAGTTCCGCGATGCGCGCGGCCAGTGATTCCTGAGTTACGTTAGCCATGATCGACACTCTTGATTTTTGGCGCCTGCAATAAAGGCCAAAAGGCGGCGCAAATGACAGTGTTGACGGACCGATAAAGTAAATTGTTATTGCGCTGCAGTTGCCAGTGATATGGCATGCACGCAATGATTCCGCCAATGTAAACGGCAACAATGCTATCCATCACCCCACCTCTCTCAGGTTTAATTCATCAACCACTGCAGCCGGGACAATCACCGGCATCGGCACGCGGATAACCAGGCGGCGTAGTTCTGCTATCTCGTCGGCCTGCTCCATGACACGTGCATGCAGGTCTGAAGCTTCTTCGCGCCACCAGGCTACATCGGATTTGAGGCGGCGCAAGCGCCGCTGTTTGAGTTTGCTTACCATGGCAGCCACCCCATGCCCTGTAGCGCAGATATGGCCAGCAGCACGAACATAATCGCGTCGAATGGGTTAGGCATCACTTCACCTCCTGCCGCGGTGCTGCTGCGAGCATGGCGCGATAACCCTTTTGCATACCGCCCGATTGAACACCCCCAATATGCGCATCAATCATCGCCTGCGTAGGCTCAACCGGTACCATGACCCAACCATCCGGAATCACCGGAGAGTTGCTAGGCTTCACATATCCACTGTGTGCATCAGCGTCATAATCAAGAATGCAAGGTCGGTCAGCCTTTTCACCGATGAGGTAGCGAACACGGTCAGCGGCATACAGGACGCGATCAGGGTATTCGGAACGGTCGATAGTCATGCCGTCCTGTATACCTTCCCATTTGCGGTGCAGGATCGCCGTCCAGTTGGCCTTGCCGTTAGATTCAGGCATTGACCCATACCATACTGTCAGCTCAGGCTGTTGGCTTACAGGTTCGGCACCCTGAAGCATGGCGGCGCGGCAGGCTTCATCCCAGATGTACCGTGCTTTCTCGCGTAACTCTGGGTCGCAAAGTGCAATCTGCAAATCACGCTTACGTGACCACTCATCAAAATCAGGCACAGATACCGGCGCTGGTGGTTCACCATACAATTTGAAGCCATCGGGAAAATGTTCCCAGTCAGCTTCTTCATGTAGGCACATGACGTATGCGCCTGGGTAGCAACCGGTATCATCGCGAGACCCCAGAACGACCTGGCCCAGCGGCGCGGTGTTCACTGCTACCGGCGCTGGCGGGGCGGTGTACAGCGCAACCACACCCCCTACAGTCCGCTCTCTCGCTTCATCCAGTTGGCGATATGCTGGCGTTGATATAATGCTGCTGTCTTTCAAGTCATCAGCCATAACAAATGCCACAGGCTCCGCTTCGAGCGATGCCAGCGCGATACGCGCCAGCGCCGAAGCATCACCACATTGGACATGGTCAGTTTCGATAATTTGCTGCAACTGCTCTTTGGTTAATGTCATGGGTTAGTCCTCCCCGTTGATGCGGATGCCAGTAGCGGCTGCGGATTCCTCATGCGCGTGTTTCGCGGCATTTAGAATTACCGCCAGTGAGGTGTGCGCGCCATCCAGACGAATCGTGTTATGAATGGCTGCCATCGACTCACGCAGCTTACTGTGGCTCGCCTCCAGCTCCGCAATGCGCTTCTCTGCAGCTGCCGCCCTATCCCTTTGCTTTTTGAACATCTTGTGAGTGCGGAGAATGCCTTGCTTGCGGGCCTCTAATGTCTTGTCTTTGGCTTCCAGCTCATCCAGCAGCGGCGCTCTTGCAGCCCGTACGGCAAAGAACAACTGGTCTTTGATATATGGTCCTGTTTTATCTGGATGGAATTCTCGCTTGAACCAATCCTCAAACCAGTCGCGATCGGATGTGCTGCGCAGCGCCTTTTTGTCGATGTTGCTCATTGGGCGGCCTCCTGGACAGGCATCAGCGCCTCACGGACGCATGGTTTGTAGTAGTGGTGGAAAGCGAATGTCAGGCCGAGTTTTGTCGGTCGGTCATGCTTTCCAAGCAAACCGAGGCGGATGCAGATAGTTGTTGCAGTCCATCCTGAGTGATACCCAGCTGCGCGTTTCATGACGGTCTCAGCCAAGATGGTGCGGAAGTCATCGCGCCCGAAATTTGTATTCTTGAAAGCAGCATTGATTACCTCATCGGTCAGGTGCTCGTCGATAGCGTTGCTCATTGGGCTGTTAGTCATTCCAGGCCTCCAGCTCGTTCTGAATCTCTTCGTCAATCTCGTCGTTGGTGGCGTCTTCGTTCAGGTAGTGGCGCGCCTCCTTGATGTACTGCTCACGACGTTCGTTGTACCAGGCGGAGAACTCTGGCGACCAACCAATATCGGTACCGCAAAAATCAACCCGGGCGTTCCGCTCTGCCATGCTCTGCACCATGCAATCAGCGGTTGTCAGCGCCGCTTCGCGGATGTAACCGCGCAGGTCACGCTTACGCCACCATGGATTTAACTTCGAATCGCAGACACCCTTAAACTCAACTTCCCAGCGGCGAATACAGCGTGCTTTCAGTGATTTGCTCATGCTGATGCTCCTTTGCGAAGTTGGGCGGCGAAGTCACCGCAGATAGTAGCTGCTGAATCAAGACCAACTTGTTCATCCTGATAACAATTAACAATTGCGTTGCTAATTTTCAGGCAAACTTCATCTACCGCACTGGCCCGCACTTCAGCCAGGTAGGCGTCGTGGCTTGGTGTTTCATCCCCCAGGGTGTCGCATCTCATGTGCAGGTAACCTTCGTTTGTTGGTCTGATTCGGTTCATGATTCCAGCGATAAAATATTCCCGACACTCACTAACAACTGATTTGGCCTGTGATAATTCAGCAGCCATAGCCGCGCACTTTGCTTCGATCGCGCTGGTTGCAGCCTGCCATGCAAAAAACATATTCGCCTTGATGTGATTGAACATGACTCCCTGCACGCAGCTCAGCTTTTCGTCATAGCCTTCTGATTTCCACCAAATTTCAAATTGCTCTCTGCTGCTCATGCTGATGCCTCCGCGATAGTGAAAGTCATGCCTTCCAGTTTCTTCTTCTGCTTGTCGATGGATTTAATTTTCGCCGCCCGGCGACGCTCGCAATCAGCCAGGGCTTCTGCTTCTGTTAACCAAAAATCTTTGCCATGAGCAGTTTGCGTGTAACTGTTCCCGATTCGATAAGAAGCCATAGCCCCGCCGAAAGATAACTCCGCGCTAACTTTGAAGGGACCTTCCGACAGTGCATATTTGGTTACGAAGACCTCAGTTAATTTCACGTCTCTCATGCTGATGCTCTCCCGCTCCTGACTCATACCCTTACCCCCGCTTACCCGTATAAGTTATTGATTACGTTGATATCAAAAAGGATCGTCGATTCAGAACACTTCAAAATTCCATCCGCCACCGGCTTTCTTCGGCTTCACAGTCACGCCGATGATGCGGAACGGATACTGATCTGCGGCGACTTTTGTTTTCACCATGGCGTCATCAGTCCAGAACCCTTTCACCTCGTGCAGTTCCATCTCACCGGTGGCGAGCATCACCGCAAAATCTGGCGTGTAGAACGTGTTATCAGCCAGCCGCAGTTTGATTCCTTCGAACCGGTACCAGGCCACTTCACCGGCATGCTTGCGCAGCTCAAGGTGCTGGCAGTACGCCGATTCGGTTTTGTTCATCTGGCCTGTTTTGAGTCGACCAAGAGCCTGTAACTGCTTTCTCATGATTTACCTCTGAGGTAATTAAAATCCACATACGGATTAAAATCAATAGTTATGCGCACATTTTGTTACCTGCAAGGTAATTCTACAGGCGTAAAAAAATGCGCTACCGCGCCATTGCTGCTGCGTACTGCTATGAGGGCTGGTAGCCCCTGAATCCTTCCGGTATCGCCCTGTCTGGCTCAGGCACCGCGTTGATATCGCGCTGCGGTTGCCGGGCCGCTGGTCGCGCCCTGGACTGCTGCACGCTTCTGGCCAGCTTCTGCTGCCACTGGTCGTGATGGAATGCCTTTCCCTCCGCTTTCCAGTACGTGATGAAGTCCGCCAGTTCGCAGTCAGTGACCGGCTTGCTCAGGACGATCCCCCATAGCGCAGCTCGCTGTGTGAATTCCGGCTCTGGCTTCCAGCTGTCGTGCATCTGGAATTTACCAAACGCACCCATTCCGCCAGGGGCAACGTAGTCATTCAGCACCGCGTTGTTCGCATCCGGATCTGGTTCGCTGTCGTCAGGAAAGTTATCCACAGGTGAAATTTTCTCGTCTCCTGTGTGTGGGGTTTTTCCTTTCCCTTCCTTTCCCTTCCCTTCCTTTCCAGGTGGTAGCTCTTCGGTATCGCTACCGTACTCATACGGTAATGTACATAAGTCTCTGATAATGCTCTTTTTAGCTTTGTTAATGACCTGATGTTTAGCGAAGTTATTCACAAGCCCGTAGATCTTGCCATCATGACTGGAAAACAGACTGATATACCCCACGCTGGAAAGCTCACGCATCAGTACCGGAATGCTACCGGACTGCTCCCGTATAGGGAAAATTGCCGCCTTAATCAGTTTCGGGTTGGCATTGAAGTACCCTTCATCGTCGGCATAATTCAGGAGGCCGATTGCTAAAAGGCATGCTGCTTCTGAAACCTCAGACATATCTTCGTCTGTCCAGAACTCTGGTTTAATCGTGCGAATGCGTGCCATCAGTTAACCCTCATATAAGCTCTGATGAATTCAGCCGCAGCCTGTGCGTTTATTGCGTTCCCGTAGCCCTTAAGTCGGCCTGTGCGGTTGCGTCCAGCCATTGCTCGTAATGAGGACTTACCGTGTCCCAGGCTTTTGGCAAACCTTGCAACCAGCGGGAATGTGCCGGATTCAACTGGACGCCATTGCCCATCTCGACAAAAGACCCAGTCCGCATCTCGCCAAAAACCGTTAACCTCAAGGGGCCTGCTGTGTAAGCCTGGCGCGGTAACTGATCCAGCCGCTCTTTCCCTTCCCGCTGCGCTGTCATCCCTGATGTGTCTTTCCAGTCGCGAGTTGTCGGCGTAACCCATCCCGCCAGTAACGCCGTGCCCGGCAGCTTCAAGCATACTTTTGGTGATCCGTCCTGATTCTTCCCGCTGTAGCAATGAGTCGACCCGGTTGAGTCGTTCGCCACCGGTGTTTGCCAGCCTGTCAGTCGAGCTGCTCCGGAGACGTGCTGTAATCCCCGTTTCGTTTCCGGCTGCGGATTCGTATTCGCTACAGGCGTGGGCCACCCAATAAGCCCGCTCTCTGATGTGCGGCGCACCGACGCCCGCTGCCGCAAACGGCACAAGCCCGAAGGCGTATTCCATTCCTTCCAGGTCAGCTTGTACAAGGTCGAACCATGTGTTTGCGTTACCGCTTGCAACCTGTTCGCCAAAGACATGCTGAGGTCTGCGCTCGCTGATGAGGTGGAAGAAGTGCGGCCAAAGGTGCCGCTCGTCAGCAAACCCATCTCCTTTGCCTGCCGCGCTGAAAGGTTGGCACGGGCAGGAGCCGGTCCAGACTGGCTTATCATCAGGCCATCCAGCGAGGCGCAGGGAATGCGACCAGACTCCAATTCCGGCGAAGAAGTGGCACTGCGTGAATCCTCGCAGGTCGTCAGGTGTGACATCTTCAATACTCCTTTCATCAACTTCGCCTGGTGCGATGTGACCACCGGCGATCAGGTTACGCAGCCATTGAGCTGCAAATGGGTCGATTTCGTTGTAATACGCAGCTGGCTTCATGCTGCACCCCGGGCTGCTTTCAGTGCGGCGGTAAATTCGTTGCGGTGGCGGTTTGCGCTTTCCAGTGCGCACTGAACACAGGTTCCGTTTAATACGTACCGCTCAGCCATGTGCCCGTTAACGCACGGTTTACCCGTTCTGTAACGGTTAAGTCCGGCTTTCGCCGCCTCCATTCTGGTTATGATCTTCATCAGATGGGCCTCACGTTTTGTTATTGATATCGGTGATTTTCAGCCACGGACGAAAAAAGATCAACCATATATGGATAATAATTACCTGAGAGGTACGAATAGATATGAAAAGACCGCCAAAAGGCGGCCTGATGGGGGTTATGAGGGTGGTTCAGGAGTAGAAGAAGATAACCAGCTCTGGTTTGGTTTTAACCCATCCGCGCACTTTGCACGCCTTAAATAGCTTGTCCATCAACACTTTACTGGGTAGTTTTCTTCGGCCTGTCAGGTGGGTCTGAATATAATGGCTCGTCGTTCCAGCCTCGACTGCAAAGGCATTTCGCTCATCAGGAGTGAGTGCCAACCACTGCTTTTTGAAATCAAATTTTTCTGTCTCGCTCATAGCTATTGCCTGATATTAATTTCAGATAACAAATATTCACCCATCAGGTAATAAAAATCAAGGTTTGTTACCTGTGAGGTGCATTTACCTGACAGGTAATATCGCTTTTAATTGGATCCCTAAATGATTCATATATGGAGCGATTTACTACAGCATGAAAAGTATTCAGGAAATCCGCATTCGAAACTTAAGTGACCTGATCGACCGTGAATTTAACGGCGTGCAGACGCGCCTGGCGGAAAGAATGAATACCCAGGCGAACCTGGTTAACCGCTGGGTGCTTGGTAAAAAGGTTATCGGTGACCAGGTAGCGCGCAAAATTGAGGCCGCCGCCAATAAACCGCGTAACTGGCTGGACATAGACCACTCCCTTTCTCAGGAAGGTTATTCCCCGATCGGCCCGAGCGATATCGGCATGCTGGCAGCTCACAACCTGGAGCGCTGGATGCGTGAAAGCGAGAACCTTTCCTCCCAGGGTAAGCTGTACAAAGCCTCCGGCGTGGCCCAGTCCACTATTAACCGCATGCTGAATAACGAGGTCAGTGTATCGATCGCCACCCTCGAAAGCCTGGCCGCCGCGTTCGGGCGCCAGGGGTATGAGTTGCTGGTTCACCCACGCGACCCTGGCAGCATCACGTACGATCGCAAAAGGTACTCAGAATTACCTGAGAGTGAGAAAGATAAGATCGAAAGTTACATTGAATTTGTTCTCTCTCAGAACGACAAAAGCAAGCAATAATTACATAGCAATCAAATAATTAGCCGCCACTGAGCGGCTTTTTTATTACCCAAATAATTACCTCACAGGTAATTTTTTGCATTCATATCTATTGACTTCAAACCACATACGGATAATTATTACCTCAACGGTAACACTGAGGTAACGATTTATGCAGTGGAAAATCATTAACGGTTGGTACTGCGTTACGGCGTGCGGAGTCATGAGCACCAAGTGCCGCACTCTGCATGAGGCCATCAACTGGGCGTTTGTCACCAAGATGGCAGTCAAAACTGAAATGGATATGGGGGTGACCAAGTGAACATCAGCCAGGTAACAAAGCTTAAAAAAATCATGGTCAATTTTGACCGCGATTACGCACTCAGCGCGCAACTTTACGATCGCCATGTTGAGCTGATCGAAGCAACAAACGGCGCTGACATGGACGACTCTTTCGAGCGTTCGCTGATCCGCTGCGGAGTCCGGGCCGATGTTCTGCAGGCTGCCCGTGAAAGCGAAGAGTACGAAGAGCTGATGGACAGCTTTAAGCGCGAATTAACGTCGGTCATTGCACGGATGGACCTGGCTGACCAGATCGACAGTGGCAGGGACGCGGCATGATGCAGAACGCAGGCAGCATGGATAGGGCGAAATATCTTGGCGGCAGTGATGTCGCCGCGATTCTCGGTATCAGTCCTTGGCGTACGCCGCTGGAAGTCTATCTCGAAAAAGTGCAGCCACGAGTAAAGCCAGTAGATCCAGGCAAACAGAAAGTATTCACGCGTGGCCAGCGTATGGAGCCATACGTAATCGACCTTCTGGCTGAAGAAACAGGCCTAGAAATTGTCCATCGAGGCAACCGGTATATCCACCGCGATTACGGCTTTATCGCCGCCGAGATCGATGCAGAAGCAGCTACCGGCGAGAACATCGAGATCAAAACCGTCAGTCCTTTTAAAGCGAAGGAATGGGGAGAGGTTCAGACGGACGCAATCCCGGTGCATTACACGGCCCAGGCTATGCACGGAATGATGGTGACAGGCAAACAGGTATGTGTATTTGGCGTTCTCATCGGTGGTGACGACTTCCGTATCTATAGGGTCGAACGTGACGAAGAAACTATCCAGGCCATCCTGGAAAAAGAAGTCGCCTTTTGGGATCGGGTGATAAACCTGAACCCGCCGGAGGCCACAACAGTCAGCGATATTTCTCTGATGTTTGAGAAGGATTCCGGCTCAAGCATTGAGGCAGACGGTAAGGCCCTGGCGCTGTTCAACGACCTGCGCGACATGAAATCACGTTGCAGGTCACTTGAAGCAGAAATCGCCGTTTCGGAGGAGAAGCTGAAGTTGTACATGCAGGAGCACTCAATTCTGACGCTCGACGGGAAACCGATTTGCACATGGAAATCTCAGGTAAGTAACCGGTTCGATCAGAAATTATTCCAGGTTGAACACCCTGACCTGTACGAAAAATTCAAAACAGCAACGACATCTCGCGTTTTCAGAATGAAGTAAGGAGAAAAAAATGTCTACCAACGCACTTAAGGCAGCAGCGACCGGAAACCAAGTTGCGCAGCATAACGAGAAACCTACCACGCTGGCCGGTCTTCTGGCAGACCCAAAAATTAAGGCTCAGATGGCGCTGGCTCTTCCAAAGCACATGACCGCTGACCGCCTGGCGCGTATCGCCACTACAGAGATTCGCAAGGTACCAAAACTGGGAGCATGCGACCAGGCAAGCTTCCTCGGTGCAATTATGCAATGTGCTCAACTCGGACTTGAGCCGGGCGGAGCACTGGGCCATGCCTACCTGATTCCGTTCGACAAACGCCAGAAAGTTAATGGCCGCTGGGAAACGGTATCGACAGAAGCGCAACTGATCATCGGCTATCGAGGAATGATTGATCTTGCCCGTCGCTCTGGGCAAATCCTTAGCATCTCAGCGCGTACTGTTCATGCAAACGACAAATTCAGCTATTCGTACGGCCTGGAAGAAACGCTTGAGCACTCACCTTGCGAAACAGGTGATCGCGGCGAACTGACTCATGTTTACGCGGTGGCCCGCCTGAAAGATGGTGGCGTCCAGTTCGAAGTTATGAGCCGTGCAGACGTTGAAAAAGTACGTGCCATGAGCAAAGCCGGCAGCAGCGGCCCATGGGTTGACCACTTTGACGAAATGGCCAAAAAGACGGTGATCCGACGCCTGTTCAAATATCTGCCTGTCTCTATCGAACTGCAAAAAGCCGTTGTGATGGATGAACGCGCCGAAGCTGGACTTAGCCAGGATAACGCAGCAGTCATCACCGGTGAGTATTCCGTCGTTGATGATGAACAGCAGAGCCTGACTGTGGTTTCTGACTCTGATCGTGAAGAAGCGCGTGAATACGTCAGCGCAATTCTGAATAGCCTTGATTCATCAGCAACTGACGCCAAGGCGATGTTTAAGCGTGCAGAAGACGAAATCAACGCCATGGCTGTAAAGCTCGGTGACGAATACCACCAGGCATTCATGACGACGCTTAACGATATGCGTCCTGAATTCGAGTAATCACCACCGTGGCGCCACGGCGCCACAACTGCAACCAAGAGAGGTATTTATGAAAGGTGCATTTGGTAAGAAGGAACTCCTGGCGGTGGTGCCACTGTCATGGAGCACGATTGACCGCCTGGAAGCTGCCGGAGAATTTCCAAAGCGCTGGTATATCACTGACCGCCGCTGCGTATGGACACAAGAGGAAGTCGAGCAGTGGCTGGATAAACGTAAAGCCGAAAGTCCGGATGTCTACACCGGAAAAAAGCCGCCAGTTAGTCAGCGCGTCTATCGCCCGGTGAGCAGCGCCGCATGACGGCGCTTAAACGGCATATCGGTAAATGGTCAGGATGGTACTGGTACCTGACCGCAATAGCCGCCTGGCTGTGGTTGCTGGCGGTAATATTCAGAGAAGGTTGGATCAAATGAGAAAATTAAGCCGACTTGAAAAGTATCACCTGAACAAGGTTTCTCAGCGTAGCCCTGGCAGAGAAGTGGCAATAACTCCTGAGGCGATGGAGATTGAAAGCCGGGCCATTGAGCGCGAGAAGCGCGGCCAATACCGCGTCGCCGCCCGCCTCTGGCTCCAGTGCCTGGATGCCGCCACCGGTGAAGTGGAACGCGCGCGAATTGCGGTACGCCGCCAGCAGTGCATCACCAAAGGTAACCGCAATCCGCACCTGGACTACAGCGGGATCGGATGCCGTGGGGTGGTGTATGACTAATCCGCATGACGGAATCACCGTGGGCAGCGTGACGTTGCCCTATTCCATCAATCGCCGTGGATGGGTAGCACCAAGCGGCGACGTCATCAGAAACCCATTGAAGGCTCAGCGCCTGGCTGAGCTGATGAACAAACAGAAGGTGGCAGCATGAACAGAGCATCGCCTGTTGAATTACGAAAGTGCCTTGAGGCTGCAAACATGCTGGCACAAAGCGGAATCCGGTTCGTTCCTATTCCGGCCGCCACCGATGCGGAGTACTCGGCCCTGCAGGGTTTATTCGTTAATAAGATAGAAGCTATGGCTGTTGAAGCAGAAAAAGCAGAAGGCGGTGCAGTATGACCGGCAAATACTCACTAATCTACGCTGATCCACCGTGGTCTTACGGCAACACTATCAGCAACGGAGCGGCAGAGAACCACTACGGCACCATGAAGCTGATCGACATAAAGCGTCTTCCGGTGTGGGAACTTGCCGCTGAAAACGCAGTGCTGGCGATGTGGTACACCGGTACGCATAATGAAGAGGCGATCGAACTTGCTGAGGCGTGGGGTTTTACCGTGCGCACAATGAAGGGATTCACCTGGGTAAAGCTGAATCAACTGGCAGAGGTCCGGATCAATAAAGCTCTGGCTGATGGTGAAGTTACTGACTTTTACGACTTCCTCGACCTGCTGAACGCTGAGACTCGCATGAATGGTGGCAACCACACCAGAGCGAACACGGAGTACCTGCTGATCGCCACCTGCGGAAATGGGCTTGAACGGCTGAACGCTGGCATCAAACAGGTGGTATACAGCCCTCTCGGTTCCCATAGTGAAAAGCCTTGGGAAGTTCGCCACCGCCTGGAGATGCTTTACGGCGATGTCCCGCGCATCGAATTGTTCAGCCGCTGCGGAGCTCCAGGCTGGGATCACTGGGGTAATCAAAGTATCGCCCCGGCAGTGCAATTGCACCCTGGCTACGCACTGGATATCGCAGGAATGACACGAGCATTCGGGAATGCTCCATTGCCACAAACAGACAACCAGGGCCGGGAGCGTGCAGCATGAGTAAAGATGCTCAGGACCATAGAGAGGGTTTCTATTGCCTATATTGTCAGCGGATGATAAAGCCTGAAGTTGGCGATGACGGAGAAATTATCGCGCTCAACGATGGCATGGATACGTTTTATGTTTATGTCCATGATGACGTTGAGCATGACAATGACTTTTCATTTACACAGATACATTAGCCTGAATAAAGAAGTTACACAGCCTCTATCCACCTCTCAAACTTCGACGGGGAGAACGGCACCAGATCGGTGTGCTCCCCGTTAATCCAGGCATCAACCATATCCGCCCACTGCTGCAACATATAGGCGCGCTGCCGGGCATACTCAGCTTTGTTGTAAACCGCCCGGACTCCTTTCTGCTCGTGCGCCTGTGCCTTCTCGATCCAGTCAGACGGGTAATCCGCTTCATGCAGCAGCGTGCTGGCCGTCCGGCGCAGGTCATGCACGGTAAAGTCCTGTATCTTCTCGCCGTCTTTGTTTATGGTCTCCACGGTCCGGTTGATAAGAGAGTTCAGAGCGGCGTTCGATAGTGGCTTGCGGAAGTTGTAGCGCCCGGGTACCAGGTATTCGCTGCCACCAGCACACATCTGCAGGCCCACCAGCAGATCCTGCGCCTGCTTTGGTAGGTAAATTATATGAGCTCGCCCTGCCTTCATCCTTTCGGCGGGAATCGTCCACGTCCATTTCTTGAAATCGATCTCTTGCCACGTAGCCAGGGTGAATTCACTTTTGCGTACCAGCGTCAGCAGTACGAGCTTTATTGCCATCTTCATGGTTCCCATCGCGCCGATGTCGTCCAGTGCGCGGAAGAAGATACCGATCTCTTCAGGGCTAAGCGTGCGCTCGCGCGGCTTAAACAAAGCAATGGATGATGGCTTGATGTCGGCCGCCGGATTAAACAGGCCGTGACCGCGGTCATTGGCGTACCGGTAGACGCTGCTGATTATCTCTCTGACCTGAATTGCCGTCGCCCGGCCGCCGCGCTCAACGATACGATCGCAAAGGTCACGCACCACTCTGGTGGTTATCTCAGTCATCACTTTGTTTCCCAGCGCCGGTAGGATATCGCGATCGATAACCGCCATCTTCATTGCACGGGTGCTGTCTGCCAGGGTGACATGTTTCATATAGGCGTCGGTATATACCGCGAAAGTTTCGGCTCCGGCGATCTTCCTAATACCGTCACGTTTAGCCACAGCCGGCGACTGACCTGCCTTTAGCAGTTTTTTGGCAGCAATGAGTTCTTCGCGCGCCTCCGCCAGGCTGATACCGTCACGACCGTACTGGCCGATCACCAGCGTCTCCCGGCGGTTGTTAATGCGATAGTCGTAGCGGAACGAGACAGAGCCTGACGTGAGCACTGCAACATACAGCCCGTCACGGTCGGAAACCTTATACAGTTTCTCCTGGGGCTTGAGGTTTTTCAGTTTGGTATCGGTAAGCAC